GGAAAACGGTTGGCATATTCGCGCAGAGGCCAATATGAGCTGGTACCAAAAGAGAGCAACATCGCGGAGTTGAGGCGGGATATGAACACTTCAAAAGTGTCCTTTTTATGCCACTCGAGTATAGCATAAACACGTCGCCATTCTCTCCACGGAAATATTGGGTGACTAGGCGAGAATCGCATCTTCAGAAACTCACACTCTTGAAGTGATTTGAAGTGCGGTGCGCCATCTTTCTCAGCTGATGTGTAATCGAAGCCGAGTTTCAGGAGGAATTGTCGAAGGTCCTCCAAGTCCACCCAGGTGTTAGTTGACACCAGATTGTCATCACCATAAACACTGATTTGGAATTCTGATTGAGTTCGCAACTCAAACATAGTCATCAATATCAGGTTCATTATCGAGTTATCGGTTGCAGTAGTAAACGTACCAGATGGCATTCCACCATCCTTTGCCCTTACTGAACCGTCAGGCATGACAATCGCCGCATGAACAACCGCTCGGTAGTAGTTCCAAACACGCAGAAACTGTTCTTCTGGTAGGAACGCCAAGCGCACACGCATGCATGCGCAAAACAACCAAGCAGGGACAGAACCGTCCCAGTTATGGTAATCACCGTCCCAGTGATATTTATAAGATGTATGTACATTCCACAACTTGTTCATGCCTCCGTAGAACGGACACATGCCCACGCGCACAGGCGACTTATAGGGCTCCTGAACAATGGCCATGTCTTGAAGGCCAAACAACCGCTTGCCATGAACCACGAGGTCAAGCGGCCCACCCATGAATGCTCGAGGTTTATGAGCCTTTTCGAGCGGTCGCAATTCGTCTTTGAGATTCAGCGACCAACACATAGGTGTGTAGTCCGTTCTATTCAAATAATGCCAGTCCTGCTCTAAGAACTGCATCATTTGTTCATCGTTGAATGCCTCGCCCTTGGTCTTGAATGTCTCTGTGTAGGGATATCCAGGCGAGGTATCGAACGGCAACGCGGGAACGGCGGGAGAACCGTAGACTGCTTGCTCAAGCG